CAGAAGGACATCTACAACGATCTCATTGGTTATGTAACCAACAAGGTCCCCGGCCTGTCCAGTCAGCTCCCAGAGCAAATTGACATCTACACAGGTAAGCCCCTCAATGACATTGATAACCCTGTGCTTCGCGCTATCAACGCTGTTAACCCAGTTAAGATCAGCGAAGGTACTGAACCTTGGAGGCAGTGGCTTATTGATACCGGATGGGATGGTCTACAGATGATCCGTAAGGATAGTACTGGTAACCACGAGTACACACCACAGGAACGTGAAACCCTGTACAAGTACATCGGTGAACAGCAACTGTGGAAGGAGTTCGATAAACTCAGTAAGAATAAGAAGTACAACGACCAGTTGGATCGTATTCGTGCAATGCGTGTGCAAGGTCGCCCCTCAGAGGAGATTGAAGCTGCTCAAAGTGAAGTGTACTCTGTGATGAGTAAAATCATGACAGAAGCACAGAAGGCAGCTGAGTTCCGTATGCAACGGGATAATGAACCAATGTGGCGTTCTATTCAAGAGTCCATCCTTAATAAGAACTACATGCAGCAGGGTCGTATTGATGATGCTGCCAGGGCTGCTGATCGCCGTAAGGTCGAAATTGAACGGCTAACTCAAATGTATCGCTAACCTCATAGATGGCAATTACTCAAACTCTATTCAATGGGAATGGTTCCAATTTGGGGCCATTCTCTTTTACCTTTAAATGGTTGAACCCAGCTGATATTAAAGTTTCAGTTGATAACGTAGTTAAAACTGTCGGTACTCATTATACCCTGCAGGGTCTTAACTATGTAACCAAAAATGGTGGTCAGGTACTGTTCACTGCTGGTAATGCACCAACAGTTGGTACAGGTAATATCCGCATCTTTCGTGAAACAGATGATACGGATCTAGTATCAACATTCTTCTCTGGTTCTGCTATCAGGGCACAGGATCTTAATGAAAACTTCATTCAGAACCTGTACGTTTCACAGGAAACTTCCAATAACTCAGTCCAGGACGTAGGTAATGTAACTCTTACTGCTACCTACACTTTTGATGTCCCACCTAGTGCTCCTGCACCCACAGCCAGTGCTCACCTTACAACTAAGTCCTATGTAGATACGCTTGTCACTAACACAGCGTTTATCTCAGGTAACCTGTCAATTGGTGACAAGGGTGATCTTACAGTCAATAGTGCGTCCAACTGGACTATCGACTCGTTGGCAGTTACTAATGCTAAACTAGCAGATAGTGCTGTCACTTACTCAAAGATTCAAAACGTTAGTACCACTGATCGTATCCTTGGTCGCAGTACTGCTGGTGCAGGTGTTGTGCAAGAGATCATCTGCACAGCAGCTGGACGGGCACTGTTGGATGATGCTGATGCTGCAGCTCAACGGGCAACATTGGGTGTCCAAAATGATTTTACAGTCACTACAACTTCTGTTAACAGGACGCTACTTAACCGTGAGCGTATAACAGTTACCTCGCCAGGATTGACAATCACGCTACCGGCTTCTCCATCTACAGGCTGGGAAGTCGCAGTCTCTATTGCTGGCTCCTTTACTAATACAGTTATTGCCAGAAATGGCTTTTTTATTATGTCACTTGCCGAAGACCTTGTAATTAATACACCAAACGTAACCATTACTTTTGTCTATGTTGACACTACTCGTGGCTGGAGGATCTTCTGATGTCTATTCTTAGTCAGTTTTTTAGTGGATCAGCACTAAATATTCCCATTCAGATCGTTGCTGTTGGTGGCGGCGGTGGTGGCGGTGGTGGCCGTGGTTCTGCTGGTTCCGCTGGAGGTGGTGGCGGTGGTGGTAGTATGACAACGGGTACATGTGCTATTGCTGGTAATTTTATTTATTCAGTAACTGTAGGTGGTCCTGGTTCTGGCGCAAGCGTTGCTCTTCAAGGTTCCAATGGAGGAACCACAGTCTTTGGTCCGATTACTGCCTATGGTGGTGGCGGTGGTGGAGCCGGAACAGGAGTACCTCTTGCTGCTGTAAATAACAACCGAAATTGTTCTGGAAATGCCGGCGGTGCTGGTGCGGGGACTAATGGTGGTGGTGTTTATTATAATACTACATTTTACGGATTTGGTTCTTACAACGGGACTGAGGCTGCGGCGCAAGTAGGTAATCCTTATGGCCACTATTTATCGTCATTTGGTGCCCGCCCAGGCGGTACGGCTGTTGCAAACGGAGGTGGAGGTGGAGGCGCTGGTAATACCGCTATTGGCAGTAATGCCTCTACTAATACTGGTGGTAATGGCGGCAGCGGAATGTATTCAGTGGACATAACAGGAATAGGTTGGGCTAGTGCTTATTACGGCGGTGGAGGCGGCGGTGGGGCTAATCAAAACACTAATTCCAGTGGCACTAATGGTGGTGGTAATGGTGGTAGTTTAGCTGGTGCTGCTGCAACGGCTGGTGCTATCAACACAGGTGGTGGTGGCGGCGGTGGAGCTGGTGGTACTCTTAACCCCAATGGAGCCAACGGTGGAAGTGGTTTAGTTATTATTGCGTACCCAGATCTATTCCCTGCAGCTACTATTACTGGTAGCCCCACTATTGACACTACAACCCGCCCTGGCTTCCGCATCTACCAGTTCACTGGTTCTGGCTCTTTCATGATTGCAGTATAATGGCACACTTTGCTAAAATTAACGAAAACAATCTAGTCACTGAAGTCATTGTCATCAACAACCTTGAGTGTCTTGACGACTCCGGTAACGAGTCAGAAGCAGTAGGTATTGCCTTCTGTAAGTCCATCTACGGTCAAGCTACCAACTGGGTACAGACCAGCTACAACGGTAAAATCCGTGGTAAGTATGCAGGCATTGGCGACACCTACGACGAAGTAAACAACATCTTCGTAGCACCTCCTCCTGACCTGACTCCACTTCCTGAACCAGTGGAACCACCGATCATCGAACAACCCTAGGTTTGAACCATGCTTACCATCCTTGGGGTCAAGGTCTCTTACGAGACTTTGGCCTTTTTTGCTTTGTTTATCGCTTCTGAGTACCTCGGTCTGACTAAGAAGCGTCGTGCTAACAGCGTTACCCAAATCATCACCGCAGCTGCAGTGTACTTCAGTAAGACCCGTACAGAGGACGACACAGTGCGTCGTATTCGTCGTACCTTTCGAGGTAAGTAAAAATGGTGCTGCTTCCTGTTAAGCAGTACTACCCACAGACTGACAGTGCAACAGGTCACGGTGATCGGATGTGCTTTAGCTCCACGTGTGCTATGGCTATCAAATACCTCAAACCTGATGCACTGCGTGGTAGTAACGCTGATGATGACTACCTCCGTACAGTCCTGAAGTACGGGGATACAACTGAATATACAGCCCACATCAAAGCCTGTAAGGACTACGGTGTTACTGCCACCTTCTACAAGAACGGCACTAAACAAGGGCTACTTAACGAACTGAAGAACGGCTACCCCGTAGCAACTGGCATTCTCCACCGCGGTCATGCCTCTAGTCCTCGTGGTGGTGGTCACTGGATGCTGCTCATTGGCGATGAAGGTGGTAAGGGTGTCTTCCACGATCCATACGGTGAGATGGATAACGTCAACGGTGGCTATGTCTCCGTTGGTTCTGGTGGCCAAGGAGTGAAGTACTCCTGGGTTAATTGGCTAAAGCGTTGGGAAGTCGAGGGACCACGGACAGGTTGGTTTATGACCTTTCGAGCCGTCTCTACACCAGTTGCCAAGGTGACTGCCACCAACACTTGGGATGGCGTTGTAGCCGCTGCTAGAGCTGCTGGAGCTAAGTTCCCTGAAGTAGTGGCAGCACAGTGGGCACTTGAAAGTGGCTACGGTAAACACACTTCTGGTAAGAACAACTACTTTGGTATCAAGTCAGAACGTGATGGCATTGGTTCACTTGTCTCCACGACTGAGTTTGTCGGTGGTATGGAGATACAAATGGATGCATGGTTCAAGGACTTTCCAGACCTTAGCTCCTGTGTAAGTTACATTGTAGATCGTTGGTATAAGGACTATAAGGGTTACACTGGTGTTAACCGTGCAGGTACACCTGATGAATGTGCCCAGTTATTGGTAAAAGAAAGTTACGCCACCGATCCGCAATATGCGGAGAAACTAATCCGTATTATGAGGGAGAATGTCTAGTACTACTTACAACATCACGCCAAGTAGATTTTCACGTAAACTACCTGTAACCACTCAAGCCCACTTCAAGAGTTCTACAGCTAGTACCAATGCAACTTTAGTTAAAGGTAGTGCTGGTTCTGTTTTTAATATCATTGCACACAATACTCATGGTGGTGCTGCTGGTAATTCTATAGCACTGAGGTTCTACGACAAAGCAACAGCTCCTGTTGTTGGAACAGATGTACCTATGATTATTATTCACGTAGGTCCTAATACATCTAAAGAGCTTAATTTCACTAGTGGTATCACCTTCAAGAATGGTATTGCTTATTCAATCACCGATGGTGATGCCTTGTTGGATGCTACTGCTGTATCTGCAGACGCTGTACAAGTCTACATTGGATACATCTGATGGTTGAAGCAATCATTACAGGAGTTGCATCTCTTGTTATTGGCATTGGTGGTGGTATTGCTACTATTCACAGTAAATCAAATACACGAATGGATAGTATTGACAGGCGTATTGATGGCATTGAGTTGCGATTTGCCGAGAAGTATGTACCCCGTCAAGAGTTAACCAGTGCCTTACAAAAGATGGAGGATCACATGATCAGAATTGAGTCTAAGCTCGATCAGATCGCTTTGCGGAATAACTAAATGAAAATCTGCACTAAATGCGGAGTGGAAAAAGAACTTAGTGGGTTCTATCGAAGTAAATATGGTCCTCAAGGCAGGTCTAGCGAATGCAAAAGCTGCACAAACGCCAGACAAAAGGCCAACTATGATCCTATCAAAAGTAGGGCTAAAAATCTGCAAAATAGATTTGGCATATCTCTTGAGGACTATGACCAGATGCTGGAAAAACAGAACAATCAATGTAGCATTTGCGGGACAGATACTCCAGGAAATAAGGGTCGTTTTGTAGTCGATCACAACCACGACACTGGTGAAGTACGCGGTCTTCTTTGTTGGTCCTGCAATGTAGGAATCGGGCACTTACAGGACAACCCTTCTATTCTTTTATCCGCCTTTAATTACTTATCTACTAACGGACACTATGGCACACCAAAAGGCGAGTGAAGATGCCTTCAACCAATTACATAACCTTGTAACTAGTGAGTTTCTGACTCGAATTAAGAGCGGTGAAGCCTCTACTGCTGACCTTAAAGCAGCTTGTGATTGGTTATCAAAGAACGATATTTCGGGTTGCGCGTATCAGGGTAACCCTCTAGATAAACTTGCCACCATTATGCCAAAGGTGGATCCTGAACTTATCCAAAAGAGGCTTTATGGCAAGTCGAACGTCTGAATACTATAAGGCTAACCCTGAAGCTAAGGCCAAGCGTCTTAAGCAACAGGCATCCTATAATAAAACTAAAGAGGGTCTCAAGATCCGTACCGAAGCCAATCAGCTTAATCGAAAGCTTGGTACCTACGGTAATGGTGATGGTAAGGATGCCAGCCATACAGGTCCCAATAAAGGTAAACTAGAATCCCCTAAAGTAAACCGTACTAGGCCCCGCCGTGGTAAAAAGTATGCCTGAAGATTTTAAGATCCGGTAACATGACTCCCCTGTTCCCAAGTCCTGATCACTACCTCCATAACCTAATAACGATGACAAGCTCTGAAGCAAAGAGGCTACACCGTCGTGCAATTAAGGAATACTTCAATTGTCAATGTGTTTATTGCGGAGAAACTTATGAACTACATGAACTTACACTTGACCACGTTCGCCCTAAGTGTTTTGGTGGCGAAGACCTTACATCAAATTTGGTACCCAGTTGTAGGAAATGTAATCAGGCTAAGGGCAGTAGAAATTGGTTACAATGGATGAGGGACACATTCGGTCCGACACATAGAGAAACACTTATTCTATCACACATTAACTAATCATGATTGGCAAAGATAAAGGCTCTAGCAAGAGTCACGAGATGGGTGAATCAAAATCCATGAAGCGTAAGGAAACTGCTCGTGAGGAGATGGTTGCTGAGCGTTACATGAATCAAGAAAAGAAAAAGAAGGAAGGCGGGTCTGCTGTTGTAGGGAGCTGAGTTGTGGCTCCAACCAATAGGAAACAAAAAAACATAGATATTGCCTTAGGAACACGTCCAATAAATCAAACATTGGATTTACGGTTTGCTGATAATGTTAGGCGTAACCTATTTCCAGATACTTTTCAAAGTTACGATGAACTACTAGCTTACCTTAATCTTCTGCATAGGGAAGGTAAGTCAAAAGCAGAAATTGAAGAAGCAGTCGGTATAAAAACTGGTAAAGATTTTTCTTATGCTAAATCTGGTGGTTTCTCTTTAAACACCCGTAAAATGGCAGAATTAGTACCTCTTGGTCTCATTGATCATATTAAAGAACAAGAGGATGCTGGTATATTTCCACGTGGTACGGCAAAAAAGTATCTAGATGACGTACATCGAACATGGAACGAATCTAGTAAAAGAACTCAACAACTTGCTGCAACTACAGCTGGGTACTGGGATAATGGGCACTGGATTGCGGCTAAGGATCCTAACAATTTAGGGCCTTCAACAGGTCGTAACGCTAACCCTGAACCACAAAAAAGTTTTATTGGAGCTGGTGGTATACCAAAACAAGGTAATGCTGTTCACCAGGAAATGCCAAGGGCCAACATCGATCAAGCGGGTCTAGATGCTTTAGGTATCCCTAAAAACTGGTATGAGGACTTTTATGAATTTGTCATGAGAGATCCTGATCTGAATCGATCCGGTGTCAGTATGGGATCTGGCTTAGGTCGTGCCATGACTGATGCAGAAGCCATGAGAGTCACTAGTGGATATGCAAACCCAGTTCAACTTGCTGCTCAGGTTGATAAGCAAACCCAACTAGCTGCCCAGGGTGTATCATTGAAAGATGTTAATCCAAATATCACTAAGGCGGGGCCAGTTACAGAAGTAAGGGCTCCTTCGTTTCCTGAGTATTCAAAAGGTAAAGCGCCGAAAGGTCTTATGAAACCACTGGCAGCAGCGGCGGGACTTCTTCCTGGTGTTGGAGCTATCCTTGATGTTGGTGATGTCTCTGCTGGTACACAACAGGTAATAGGCTCTCAATCTAAACCACAGCAAGTAGTTGGTGGATTGAGAGCAGCTTCTGGTGCATTAGGATTAGCTTCCTTAGCTGCTCCAGTATTGGCTCCAGCTGCACTTGCTATTAGTAGTGTTTCTGCGTTAGCTGATCGCCGCCTGGCTGCAGATACTGCCAGTAAACCAGATGTTAGTGTCTCAGGCAAGCCAGCTAGAGTTATTCCAACTAGACAGATGCCACCATCCAAACCAATTGGAACTGGTCAAGGTGGTGTGACTAAACCAATGGGAGCTATGCCTAGTACTAAACCATTGGATATTCGCAATGAAGCACAGTACTTTATTGTTAACCCAATCAAAAGTGCCTTTAGTAAAGTATTTGGTGGTAGAGACATCTGATGCCCAAACCTAATAAAAAGGATGAATCAAATCCCCTTATTGAACTGATCCGTAAGATCAAGATTGCTTATGCTATTGGTAAGGATCCAGTTACTAGCGCAATGGCTAGTCGTGGGTTTACTCCAGCTAAGAATGCCGCATTAAATTACGGTAAACTAATGAACATCTCTTACGATCCAGAGACACGTATTAGTCCTAAGGATCCACAGCAGCAACTACGTGCTAACAACATGCGTATTGGTGAGACAGAACGTCTGACCAATCTATTTGGTGGTGCCCGCACTAAGCTTGCGGATTAATTATTTGTAAAACCATGGCTATTGATAAAGTAAAACAGCAACAACTCCGGGAAGCACAAGCTCGTGCTAAGGCATCTGGCGACAGGGAAACTGGTAGGAAGGCTACTGAAAGTCTCCAAGTAGCAGAACGTAACGCTAAATGGTACGCTAAAGTTGAAGCTTTGGCCAAAGAAAAGAATATCAGCCTTAAAGAAGCTAATTTGGAGCTGGTCAGGCGTCGTGACAAAGGTGACCGGACTAAATATGAAAATCGGCAGGCTATGAAGATCAAAGGTAGCACTAGTGGTGGTACCCGTGTAAGTGGGTCTACCGCCAGTCCTCCGTCACAAGATCGATACGGCCCTGGTGGTATGATTGGTACTGTCGATCAACCGCACGAAAAGCAGTACAAGTGGCGTCGTTGATCCGCGCCTAACACGTTTGCTTCATGAGAGGTACCTACAAGCCCCTGTAGGGCCTCTCTACCTCCACTTACGTACATTCTACCATATGGCCAACAACAAGCCTGCTAGAGGCGATTCTACGCTTGATCTACTACGTGGTGATTTTAAGCTCTTCCTCCAAGCACTATGGGGTCAGCTAGATCTACCCTCCCCTACCCGTGCTCAATACGCCATTGCTGACTACCTACAGCACGGCCCCAAACGACTACAGATCCAAGCCTTCCGAGGAGTCGGTAAAAGTTGGATTACTGGAGCGTTTGTGTTGTGGACACTATTCAATGATGCAGAGAAGAAGATCATGATTATCTCGGCTTCTAAGGAGCGAGCTGATAACATGTCTATCTTCCTACAGAAGTTGATCATTGAAACACCGTGGCTAGTTCACCTACGACCGAAAAGCGATGACAGTCGATGGAGTCGTATCAGTTTTGATGTTAACTGCAGTCCCCACCAAGCACCATCCGTTAAGTCGGTTGGTATTACGGGTCAGTTAACGGGCAGTCGTGCAGACCTGATGATCTTAGATGACATCGAAGTGCCTGGCAACTCAATGACTGAGATGATGCGTGAGAAGCTATTACAATTATGTACGGAAGCTGAGTCTATTCTTACACCAAAGAAGGACAGTCGTATTATGTACCTTGGTACACCACAGACCACGTTTACAATATACCGTAAGCTGGCTGAACGTAACTACCGTCCCTTTGTGTGGCCCGCTAGGTATCCCCGCTCCCTGTCTAACTATGAGGGCCTGTTGGCTCCACAGTTACAGGAAGACATCGATACGGGTGCCGAAGCTTGGGAAGTGACTGACCCAGATCGCTTCTCTGGTGAGGACTTGGTAGAACGAGAGGCAGCAATGGGCCGCAGTAACTTTATGCTGCAGTTCATGCTGGACACTACCCTTAGTGACGCTGAGAAGTTCCCACTTAAGTTCAGTGATCTAGTTATTACCTCCGTTAATCCGACACAAGCTCCAGACTCTGTGGTGTGGTGTAGTGATCCACGGAACGTCCTGAAAGACTTGCCAACAGTAGGGTTACCTGGGGATTACTTCTACAGTCCCATGCAGCTACAAGGTGAATGGGGAGCATACAGTGAGACCATCTGCTCCGTTGACCCCAGTGGTAGGGGTAGTGACGAAACAGCAGCAACGTACATATCACAAAGGAATGGCTTTCTCTACGTTCACGAGGTACGAGCGTATCGCGACGGTTATAGCGACAATACACTTCTTGACATCCTGCGTGGGTGTAAGCGGTACAATGTTACTAAACTACTCATCGAAACCAACTTCGGTGATGGTATCGTCGCCGAACTCTTTAAGAAACACCTTACCCAAACAAAGCAGGCTATCGATGTTGAAGAGGTGCGGGCCAATGTGAGGAAGGAAGACCGTATCATTGATGCGCTAGAACCCGTTATGAACCAACACAGGCTCATAGTAGACCGTAGTGTTGTGGAGTGGGACTATAACTCCAATAAGGATGCAGCACCAGAGGAGCGACTACTATATATGCTCTTCTACCAGATGAGTCGTATGTGTCGTGAGAAGGGTGCAGTTAAACACGATGACCGTCTCGATTCATTAGCACAAGCTGTTAAGTACTTTACAGATGCTATGGGTATCAGTGCCTACGAAGCTGTTAAGCAACGTAAGCAGGAAGACTGGAATGATATGCTAGAGACCTTCCTGGATGATCCCGTAGCTGCTACCAACCACCTAGCACTGGGGTTTAACTTAGACCAACGTAAGCAAGCACGAGGTAAAACTAAGACAAGTGCTACACCACTATGGGTAGCGTCTAGGAGTTAGGGACGCTATATTTGGTGTTTTAGAAAATGATTTTGAGATCCCTTCCAGCGCAGTCGATCCTGAGATCCCACCCGTAAAGGGGGAGTGGAGGGTGGACCACTTCCCCGACAAAAGGAGAAGCAGACATGTCTCTAACAAGACACATCTGCTTCTTCTCTTTACTAATGTCCCTGGGAAAGGACATTCAGTAAGTACTGAGTAAATCCCAACGACACAAACTTCCACTAACTACTATTACTAAGTTAATACTGTGAGTACTGTATAAGGGACGAAGTTCTTATTACTGTCTCTACTGTTATTAACTCTCCAATTACCTCCATTAAGTAATGAGTAGAACATATCGTAAGACACCACTACGTAATCAGTTCCGCCATCCACGTACCTTTAATGAGTTAAAGCAAGTACGAGTAAGTAACGATTACTTGGATTCTCAATATACGGTAAGTAAAAGGAATCGTTATATCCCTACAGCATACGACGACATCACTGCTACCTCCATCTACCAAAACGATCACCACCAATGACAGTATCACTCATCCACTCCACCAAAGATGGTGATGACCTTATTGCCTATATGGCACGTGTCTCTAACCCAATTAATCAAAACACTAAAGATAGTGCTCGTTTGATTAGCTACCTTATTAAGCATAACCATTGGTCACCGTTTGAGATGGTGAACATGTGTGTATCCATTGAGACAACACGTAGCATCGCTGCACAAATACTTAGGCACCGTAGCTTCTCCTTCCAGGAGTTCAGTCAACGGTACGCAGCAGTCACTGAACCTGCAATCGTACCAGAACTGCGTAGACAAGATACTAAGAACCGACAGAATAGTATCGATGACATTGATTACCTCCGACAAGATCTCTACTCCGCAAAGATTCAACACCTCTTTGATGAGTCGTATCGTCTTTACAACCAACTGCTTGAGGATGGGGTAGCCAAGGAGTGTGCCCGTGAAGTACTGCCACTAGCGACACCCACTCACCTGTACATGAACGGTACCCTCCGTAGCTGGATACACTACTGTAACCTGCGGTGTGGGAATGGTACCCAACTGGAACATAAGCGTATTGCAGACGCCTGTAAGGCTCTCATACAACAGTCGTTCCCCAACACGTATGCCGCAGTCTTTACTGTGTAATACTGGTCCCTAACGGGGTTACTGGGGTCGTTAATTTTTGACATAAATTTAACAAGCCTTATATCGCCAGGGGGCCTCG